GACTAGATTTTTACTTGTCTTACCAAGCTTGGTTTATAGTGACCAACTATGCGTGGAAGCCGCCGCTATGTTCCAACACCTTTTGCATATGTTGGAACAGTGTATCTATAATCAGACATACTGTTTTTAGGTAGAGTTGTTTGATAATAATTAACTCTGACGTTTATCATAACGCTATTCATCATAGGGTACATGCTGCTTTTAACATACATGTCCCAGAACATTTCATTGTCCCTTGGTATGAAGTTTCCTAAAACAGGGAAGTTCCATGGCCCTAAATGCATATTACTGATATCTTGCTCAATCTGCAACTGGCTCAATGTATCAATCTTGAAAATTTTCTCCATAAGTACTCTCGATTCGGAAGAAACCTGTGCAGGATTCAACCAAATGGGTTTATAACTAGAAATTAACTCTAAGAATTCATTTCTTTTCCAGAGACTAAGTGACTTAGCCATCTGTCTTATACTTTTCCTTATAGATATCCCATTTGTCAAAGATATGATACGATCGGCTAGACTACCTAAAATAGGACAGTCAGGCATTTCGCATTTCAATGATAACGCTTTCGCTCTAAGTAATTGCATTCTTACTTTACTGGAAGAATTTGTGTATTGTTGTGTGCACCAACCAAACTTTAAAATAGTCTTGATTGGGTCTCTGATGAGGTGTTTGTCACTTGAGAAAATGAGGCCACAAAAACTAGCTTCACTCAACTCTTCAAATTGCGTCAAAACATAATTAAAGCCGAGTTTGGAGAAATATTTAATAGGTAAATATATCTTACACGAGGTAAGTGCGTCATCTCCTTCAACAACGACTCTAACGTCAACGCCCATTTTGTATGCAGTGAATAGAATCAACATTAGGTTTGTCAATCCATTTGCAATACTGGTGGACATTTCACCAGACATTCTTCTTGATAAAATTTCACAGAAGAATCCAGAGAAACACAGGCGATTAGTCAACAATAGATGCTCATACAACACCATAAATGGATGATGTGATGGCAAATTCTTCGTCATCTGCTTGAAAAATTCAATTTCACATGCTTTCATAATGTCCTTATTAACCGAACCTTCCCAATTGCTGGCATCACTACCAGAGTAAACATCCAGGACAAAACAAATTGTCATAGATGTATTGTGGGCGTTCAGGTACAGGGACCTTTTTAATAAAATAAGGTAATTTGAATACCTCCTTTTCAACAGCATGTATGGTAGGTCCAACAAGACATTTGAACAACTCAACACGAGAATTAATTGTCCTAAATGTCTTTGCCTCCATATAAAATTCATCTTTGCAGAATGATTCTAACTTTTTGTAATCCGGTTGCTTTGATACGTTTAGTTCTTCAATTGCCGCTTTGTAGATGTTAAGAAGCTCTTCTCTACGCTTCAAATCATAAGGTGACTCGCTTAACCAAGTCTCCACTGAAACATCTGTATTCCATTTTAAAGGATTTAGATTTTTTCTAAACCAATCTTTACAGAATTGCGCAAATTGACGTAATGTTTTTCTATTAATAGTTGGGGTTTTCCCACCAACTCTATGTTTTGCTCCGTCAATAATTGATGCTAAATCATTATCATTTGGCTTAATGCCACATGCACCTTCATACCACCATGGTAGATTACTAAACATAATCTTCCTTCCTCCGTGTTTGTGTTTTGATTGTGGATGTATCTTTATTTTTTGTAAGTCTGTATCTCTTATCTTTTCTAAACGTGATTCAAGCAAGTGGGACTGGAAATCATCTGTGTTATATCCAGATCCATATCTACGTTCAGTTGACAAGCGTGAGACTGGCGCTAATTCGGGCCCAGGAGTAGGCCGACTTAAGAGTCCTACCCCCGTTAGCCATTTGGTCGTCATATGACGCAGGCTCATGCCTTCATGACGGATACAGAGTGGACCAAATCCACTGAATGGTATCTCGCCATTAGGTAAGCAATAGAGCTTGCCACATAGTTAACCTCATACCCATTACGGACTAGAGTGGTTAACATTTGGTTTCCCAAAGGGGTGACCTGAATGTTGTTGGCCATTATAGTGACCTTTGTCTGTAAAGAGGCAGCAATTTTATTATGGCTGTCGGCAACAGCATTAGCCATTGCGGGGGAAGGCAATATCATTTCATTCATCAATGACAAACTTACGACATGCTTTTGGTTCATCTTGGTATGATTCAACAAGATGTAAAGATACTTGCATAATGGAGCAGCACTGCTCAACATTAATGCGGTGAAAGCGTAAGGTAAAGCGAATTGAGGGCACCAATAAATGGGCAAATTCAACAAGACCAAAGGGATGCTTTCAGTTTTAATAATAGACACAATACACAGATTGACTAATTTTGTCCAAAAAGATACATTACGAGTCCTCCACCATGTGTGTTCAGCAACACAAAAACATGGGTTTTGAACTAAGACTCTTCCTCGCATTGCAAGAAGGGGAGCTGAATTGGTATAACCAGTGATAGCATTAACTGCATCAAGCGTTGATAAAGTGGTTGTCCCTATATTCCAGAGACCGCTCATTGAATATCGTCCATCTTTACCTTTAATGATCCAAGAATTGCAAAAGGGATCAAATTTCCGTTCATTCACTAAATTATCCATTGAAAATGGGAGAGGTTTAATATCATCAAAAAGACCAGCTCTTGGGTATTTGATATAATTTAATGGCTTCACAAAAGTGACAGCCTCATTAATCATATTATTTAAATAAACACGAGTGCAAACTGTAGACAACAAAGAGGAAATTAAAGAAACTTTGCCTCCTCCAGTTGTACCATAATCCGTCATGTTATTGTAAAAATTTTCTATATCATCCCTAAAACTATTCCTAATGAATTTAGAAGAGAACTTGTCGTGTCGCATGGCTGATGACAATGCCTTATTCTTCCACCAAAAGATGGATTGAGATTGAGCTCTAAAAGAGACTTCTCTACCTAACAAAGCAAACCCAACATTTTTACTAACATTGGTCTGGACACTTGTCTTGTGTAGTTTAACTGTAGCTTCACCGGGATTGACATATACACCAGCAATAGCATCACTTTCGTTTTGCTTAAAGGCATATTTATCTTTAAAATGGCCACCCCAACTATCTGTGACCAACGTTCCCTCAGCCTTGTAACCTATTTTATTTGCTCCTATGTGCAAATCTAGACCAAGTCTCACATCCTCCATTTTGACCTTCAAAAGTCCCACCTTCACATTCATATCCCTATCTTTCACCCATCCATAAAAACCACCAAGTGTTGACCAACTGGCAGTACATCCCGTTTTGATTTGTGTGAGGTTGGGTGTAACTTTCTTGACTGCCTGATACACCTGTTTTGGGTTAGGAGTCACTTCCACACATTTCTTAGTTGCTTTAACAGAGCCACGATAAATTCCTTTACCTGCCTGCTTGGTTTTATTGTAAGCATAAGGGAAGAAATCAGACACATTAATGTCAATTCCACCTTTTGCTTCCTTGAAAGGATTGAGGATATTTTTGAGCCATCTTACAAACCTGACTATCCAATGACTTCTGTTTGTATGCGCCAACGCAGCATTCAAAGCATCTAAAGTCTTTTGTTGTCTCAAAACTAAATCTTTATTTATCATTTCTAATTCTTTAATTTTGACAGCATGTTTATCCCTTTCCTCTACTGTTTCTTCTAATTCCTCTTTTAAGACGGCAACTTCGCCTATTTTATTAAACTCTTCCTTCCACTCATCCTTCAAATCTTTTTGAAGCTGAGTTACTTGCTTACATTCCTCAGTAATCCTCAATTGTAGCATCTCTGTAGTTTCTTCTAATTCTTTTCTTGTATGCTCAGCTCTCTTCAAATATTCAGAAATTAACGACTCAGGATTTTCAATAGCCTTCATTTTTTCAGTTAAGACTTCCATCTGACTCCTAAAATCTATGATTATTTGACTGCTCTCAATTGCTTTACCTATATGTTCTGTTTCGAATGCAAGTCTTCCCTCAATCTCCCTATCATCATAATACACCTCATCTCCATTAGCATCAACTTTTTCAACTACTTTCTTAGAACACTTCCTACCTGAAGTAAGAAGAGAGGCAATTGACTCGCCAATAGTTTTAGGTTGTAATTCATAATCAACAACTTCACCTTCATTATTCTTTGTTGCAACAACTTTAGCTTCAGCAATATTTTGGACCTCTTCAGGCTCCATGTCCCAATCTAAAAAGAAATCAGGGATATTGGCCACAGGTTTAAGACCTCTGGTTTTTGCTTCAGCTGCTGCAGTCAAGATGACTTTTCTATTTTCTTTATTTTCCCAAAGAGTTTGTTCCCCAGGAAATAAGTCAGCATATTCCGGTTCAGCTATCATACATGGATCAAAAATTTTCCTGACTCCGTCCATGTTGAATGAATAACAATTAAGTAACGCTAGTTGGTACTTTCTTTGTACCTTAGAATAAATGTTGGCATGTGTAAGCCATTTGATGACAAGAAGTTGGCATTCTTCTGAAAGAGTCCAACCTAAATTGCAGATTCTTTTTGAATTTCTGCTAATAATGCAAAACCTTGAATCAGGGATGATTTCTTGAGCTTCCATGTCATCAGAAAATCGCGAAAAATTTTCTTTGACAAGTTCATAGTGTTGTGAATGCAATAACATCCAAACAGGTCCTTTGAAGGACTTGCTAGGATTGTCGGTTTTCAAATACTTGACCAGACATGCTTTTCCAGCCTCATTGACATGAGGGATGACAACACCACCTTTCAAACCTAAAATATGAAGACCATTAACCACAGCATGATCTCCCAACCAATATTCCCGAGCCAACAAACCGCTGGTAAAGTCAGGTACTCTTTCAAGCACACCAGCTAAGTTTAACCAAAATGAGATAAATTCACGGTAAATTCTAGGACGTTCGCCATTGAATGAAGGAAAATGTAAAGTGAGGGCTTGCCACAATGCGTCAAATCCACACCATCCAGAAGAACTGTTTGGATAGACAAATTCCCCTAATCCTCTAGCGTCAACCCATGCATCGCTGTTACCATTAGTCATAAATAATTTATAATGACTATAATTACCTTGAATTGAATCAGGTATAGGTGCCTTCTTTGCATTTGAAGATGCAGGTTGCTTCTTCTTAGCAGGAGCATTGGTAACTCTAACAGGTTGTAGTATATCCGGAATTTGCACCTCTTCAGTTTTGTTTACAGGTGCATATTTTGGTGGTTTATTTTGTACAGGTTTATTATTGTTATTTACAGGTTTATTATTAACAGGTTTTGCATTATTATTTACAGGTTTTGTCTCGTCCTTTTTGGATTCGACTGATGGTTTTTGCTTAGAATTTACAGGAGTGCCTACGCCAGGTACAGCCTTTGCAGGTCCTTGTACGGGCTTTTCATTTTTATAATCAACTCCTTCGTTACCTCCTCCAATTCTGACTTCATAACGATCAAAAAGTTCATCAATCAACGTATGATCAACGATGACCTGTGCATTTTTAATACTGACGACTGTGTCAAAATAATAAAGGTAGGTTTCATTGGCATATGGATATGCTGCCCTGAAATTCATAAAGCGATACACAACTTCTTTTATGTCATTGTAGTATCTAGCATTGTTGTGCATTCTATGTGCAAATTTGGGCATGCGTGAATCATGCCTTGGAGTGAATGGTTCAGTGGATTCCATGAACTTCCTCCTTGTCTCAACAATGCATTTCCTAAAGTGTTCCAGCAGATTTGGAGCAACTTCAGCCGGCGACCATCTATGCACCGGTTTGGCTACGTATTTCTCGATGGAATTAGTGTTCAATAATTGCAACTTTTTCATTGGTGTGTAGCCTTTATCCATAAATTCAACCCAATGTGTGAGCTTCCATCTTTCTGGTTTAAGCTTAACTGTAAGCCGATCTGCAACATAATTAGCTTCCTCCGATCCGAATGTGAGTTTTGATTCCAAGATTCCGTCACGGACAACAAGGGCATTGAGAAGGACAGCCGAACCTCGAAGTGAATGGAGTTTAGTGATCACACTGCACAAATTGTGCCATGCTCTCAACTCCAACTGTTCAAAGCTGTCAAACTTAATATCCGAGTTAACCCATGAATAGTCTCCATGTTGAAACAATAAATATATAGCGTCTTCACACTCTTCCTCAGACATAAGATTCATGATCTTTTCAAATTTGTCATTCAACTTGAATGAAATTTGTTTGACTTGTGAAAAATCTTCGACATTTCATTTTTCAGTCTGTTAATTTCTGAGCTAATTTTTGTTATTTCTAAGTTAAGTACTCTACTGGTCAAACCCCCTTCTATGTCTCTCCACATATAATCGTGATTCTTGCAGTATTTAAACCCAGGTGGTTTATTTTCGTGTGTAATTAATTTGCAGCAGTCTTTTGTTTCCTGCCTATCACAACGAATATAATTTGTGACTGAACCTTCAACTTTGTATCTGAAGGGAGACCTGACTTTAATGGTCTCAATTTTCCCGTTAACATTCACTGTGAACGCAGAATCCATGAATTTATAAGTTTTAAACATTTGTCTCAAATGCTTCTGTTGTCTCTTTTTCTCGGATAATGAGTTTAATTTGTGATGTTTGGCGGTTAATTCAGCCTTTTTGCTTTCTAAAGCTTCGAGTGAAGATTCGGTGGGCTCAACTCCCACCTGTGTGAGCCGAACCCGGGTTTTCCCCTTTCTTCTCCTGGCGATTGACCAGGGAACAGCCTGCGATTGGCTGTTGATGCTGGACCCCCCTCCAGCCGAGGTGCTCATTTCCTCCTGAGCTGGAGCCTCTCTACCGGAGAGGTCACTGCTAGACGCAGCAGTGGCGGGCCTGTCGTCCCCAGGCTGGGTGGAGCTGTTAACTCCAAGGCGATTAACGGCGGTCTGTGATTCACTGGCTAGGCTATTCATGACAAC